GTAATTAATGGCGATGTAACGGATATGCCTTATATATCAAAGCATAGTCAGAAGTTATATCAGGATGGTATTTTAAAAGGATATACCGAAGTTGGAGAAATTGAATACACTAAAGAGCAGATACTCAAGCCTTTGCGCTTAAGTACGGACGCTAAGATAAGGGTTAGATTAGGCAACCACGATGAAAGGATAACTAATCCGTATAATTTAGGAGATAAGCAGTTGGCAAGATTGGCAGTATTATATAAAAATTATAATTCTACTAAGTATAATGAAATGCTAGATTTGAAGGAAAGCGATGGATTTATATATGACGAAAGCGACGTATACAATTTATTTAATATTTTCGACATCACGCACGGATTAAGTCTAAATAAAACTGCAGCAGAAAAAAACATATTTGAATATATGGGTAGTGGAAGCACTGGTCATACACACCGATTAAATTCTAAGTATTTAACGAATAGAAAGAATCCGTATGTATGGCTTGAAAGTGGTTGCACAAGGTTAACAAAAGAAGTAGAGTTTTTTCCTACTGGAAAGACTGCAGATTGGCAGCAGGGATTCATAGAGGTAGTATTTACAAAGACAGGATTCTTTGCACAACCTACTTTGATATTAAATGGCGAATGTTATTATAATGGTATAATTTATAAAGGTTAACAGATGAATGGAAGTATATTAATACCTGAGAAATTTAAATTAAATGGTAAAACCATTGAAGTAATAATTGATAATGATTATTGTCAAGATAATAAATGTATGGGAGAAGCTGATTTTACTTTAAATATAATTACGCTATGTGATGAGTATGGCGGTAAGAAAGTTAATAAAAGAAGTAAGGAGCAGATATTCTACCACGAATTAATACACCATATATAAGGCATATCCGTTACATCGCCATTAATTATTACCTCATCAAATTTATTATGTTGCAGCACTTGATTAATACAACGTAAAGCTGAAAGGTCTGCTAACCATCCGTGGCAATCTGAAAATATTAATACCTTATATAACTGCTTATCAAATAACTGTTTCTGTTGCCACCATTCCGTTTGTGTTTTATTGAATCTTGGGCGCATAAGTTTTATTTAGTGAAGTATAGTTTTGATTCGGTTGCTCTACGTATTGTTAAACCTTTTAATTGTTTACCACCTGCTTTATCCCATCTCATAAATTCAGCTTCAATAGTTTTATCATTAGGGTTTGCTTTTACTTTTTTAAATAAAGTGCTTCTGGTTAAAGCTGCACTACCGCAATTATATTGAAATAATAATAAAGCATCAAATTGATTCTGTGTAACTATTGTTTTACCTAGTTCTTTATTTAGGTATTTCGCTTTCTTATCTACCTCATTTTTTAATAATGCTTCTGCTTCTGCAAGGCTTATCTTACTGCCCATTATTATAGAATTGCCTTTTAAATCTGATATGCTGCCATATCCAATAGTTACTACATTTGCAGGACATCTATAAGCCTCTAATTTACAACCCTCAAATAATTTTAATAACCTGTAAAATTCATTTGATGGCGTCATATATCTAATATTTTTATAAGTTTAATTAAGTAAGGTACGGATAATCCAACTAAAAAAGCAATTAACCAATAAATAACTTTATTTTTTCTGCCTACTTTACTAATTAATTCCTCATTAGACTTCTGAATAGAAGTAGTAACTTTTAAAAGTGAATCAAACCTCGCGTTTAAGATTGTTAATTTAGCAGTTGATTCTATTGACTTAGTTATATAAACCGTCTTGTACGGTAATTTAACGTACACTTTTTTTTCTAAAATTACTGTATCTATTTCACTTGTATCAAAGTGAGGGTAAATTGCTTCAATAATCGTATCTTGTACGACTATATTCGTATCAATGCGGATAACATTACAAGGAAACGAATCTAAGGCGATTTTAGCCACTATTTCTGGATAGCTGCCCAATGCCTTATTAACTTGTTTAACCGCCTTATTTTGGGTGTAGCAGCCTCCTAATAAGAAAGCTGCTACTAATATCTTATAAACCCTTAACATCGTGGTCCTTAGAATATAATCCTAATAATACCACCCCGATAGCAGCTACTAATTGTAAACCGCTTTTGCCTGTGAAAGCACCTGCATTATATGCCTCTAATAAAGCATCAACTATGAAAGGTACACCTGCAAGTAAACCTGCAATACTTGTCTTAAAGTTTTTCATTTTTATCATTTTTTAAAAGTTTAAAAAGTGTGTAAGCTATTGATAATACTAATAATGTAATGCGTAGGTAAGTTTCAATATTTGTCATTGATACCGAAAGCGCAAAACCATTAAATAAATATATCTTATAATCTTGAGGGTTCATTAGTCTTGTTTTACAAAGCGTGGATATTGACTAAGAATATACTCATCTATCGGAGCATTGCTAATTCCCCATACTGCAACTACTGAAGCTGGAATATAGCAATTAAAATCAGCTAACTGATTGTTGTTTTTACCTCTTAATGTTACATAGGTATTACATCCTTCTCCGTTACTTGAAAGGTTATTTGCCGTCCAAGATAATGACCAAGCAGATTCGCCTTGATAGTTAACAATTACTGGTTTAATTAATATGCCACCCTTTTGATAGTAGATAGTATCTTTTCCAATAATTGCAGTATCGGAATTGTTTCTAAACATTTGCGCTTTTGTTGACAAACTAGCCAACACTAAAGCTGATAAAATTATTTTTTTCATATTATTTCTTTTTAGGTGTTTCTATTTCTTTAGGCTTTATTGCGATTAATTCGTAATGGCTAAGTGCTTCTAAAATATAATCACTTGCTGCTTTACTATCTAATTGCTTTTGTATTATTGCAATAATGTTTTTAAACCTCGTTGTGTCAACTTTGATAATTAATGTATCGGACACTTGGGCAAATGCTGCTGACATACTTAATGCCATTACTACTGTTGTGATTGTTTTTTTCATTTGTTTTTTAAAGTTTGAATTTCTAATTTTAAAATATTTATTTGTTCTTGTAATTCTTGCAATGCCTTAATATAAACCCCATTTAATTGGTCGTAATTAATACCCATCTTTCCTGTTGATGGTGTAGTAAAAACTGCTTCTGGAATTACCTTTGCCATATCTTGTGCAATGTTTCCTATCTGCTTTCCTTGTCCGTAGTTTTTATAAGATTTTTTGTATTGAAATGAAACAGGCTTTAATTTCATTATATCAGCTATACCATAATCTAATGGATGAATGTTTTGTTTTACGCTACTATCTGAAACAGGAGCGGATAATAAACCATTTGCATCTGCAAAAACTGCCCTTGAACCTGTACCAGCTAAATTATTAATAGTAACTGCTCTTGTACTATTATTAATAAATAAAGCATTCCCACTTATATGATTTTGAATATAAAAATATCCGTTACTCGCATTTGATATTATATTCCATCTGCTTCCCGTAGTTGCGGTAGTATTATTCAAAATTAATTGAGAGCTAGTACTTGATGAAAATACATCCCCAGCCACTTGCAATTTCGCACCGCTTCCGTTGTCTGTTCCTGTTCCGATTAGTACATTGCCCCCACTTGTAAAATTCATCCAATTATTTCCTAAAGAAAAAGCTTGATAAGAACCATTAGCATCATTAAGAAAATCAATCCTACCTATACCTCCTGCATTTACTACTCTTAAATTATAATCAGTTGCAGTTTTTACATAAAACCTTCCTGATGGTGTAGTACTACCTATTGATACAGCACCCCCACTTGTAATACGCATTCTTTCTGTATTACTTGTACTTGTATTAAATGCTAAATAACCTGTTCCATTATCAGCTACAATTTGAGCAATATAATTACCACTTCCATTTAAATATGTTAACGCAGGTTGTGAAGCAGTACCTCCGTCATTTATTGCCTTAATTACAATACCTGTACCATTAGAATTGTTTGGCATAACTACCGTTAAATTACCATAGCTACTTGGACTTGCAGTTCCTATTCCTACATTGCCTGCTCCTGTTACCTTAAAAAATGAAGATAGACCTGCTGCATTCTCAATAAAAAAAGGAGCATCCGAACTACTTGTTCCTCCTCTAATATGTAACCCAT